TACAACCACTGCAGCGTTAGTCGCTCTCGCAAGATACTTCAACTCCTTCATGATTGCACGCATTGATGCAAACTCTTCGCCACCATCTGTGGCTACATCCATTAAGTTATCTACTATAATCAATGTAGGTGGGCAACCCCATAGTTCTTCAAAGGCTTGCACTTCTTCATCAATATCTTGTAGTGTTGGTGCTGATTCAAATGACCATACAATGTGTGAACCTTTGGCAAGTGTTGCCTTAGTCCAACCATGGTCTGTATTCATCAATGCTTCAACGTCAGTCTGTGACTTACCTGAAATCATTGAGGCTAATCGCATAGCCATTGTGTGTGCATTGGTATCTGCTGAGATGTAAAGTGTAGGCACCTTCATCTTCAACGCTAAAGCCAGTGCTAGTGTTGACTTTCCGACTCCAGGCGCGGCTGCGAACATCGAAACCTCAGAGCGCCTAATGATAATCTTGTTACTTTCGAATGCCTTAAAGCAACTAGGGAGCGGTTCTCCACCGATACTGGAACGACCAACTGAGCGGACAAGTGTACGCATCCTTCATCATTCCCTTCTTTGTAGAAAGAACGCAGCCACCTCTGCGGTGTGCGTTGGTAACTGCGTTCTCTCATCTGCCTAATTAAAATGGAGCGGTTGTCATTGCTTTGCGGACATTAACATCGAAGTGCTTGAGTGTCTTACCACCGCCACGGTCTTCGATAGATGTGAACTTAACAGCAAGGTAGTCTCCCTGTTCAGGTCGCTTCTCTGCTAGTGCCATCTTCAATCGCACTTGACCAGCAGTCAAGGTGCGCTCACCTTCATTGGTGTGAAGTATAATCTTTGGTGCAATAGTACCATCGTCCCACGTTTGTAGTCCGACACTTAGTACTGTTCCTTCTACTGAGTCACCAATGTTTTTGAAGTTAACATAAGTGCCACCTGATTCATTCTTGAACTCAGGATTATCCCAAATACTCATCTCTTGCCTCTCGTTAGTTTACTGGCTTGCACTGGTTTGGAGTCCCCTGTGGGGTTGGGCATGCCCAGAAAGCGTAGGGCTTCCCAGTGTTCTTGCTCACTCCCTGTCGGAAGATTCGTGCTCCGTGGATGCACGTTGGGCTCGCTGTCCCTGATGGTGTTACTGCGCTTGGTGGAGGTGTAAGTAACGGAGCCTGCACCTGGGGTGGAGCGGAGTAAGTGGATGGCGCTGTGTTTACTGTTGAACTTGTGGTCCCCAAAGGGGCAGTGTTGTATGCACCAACAACCAATCGTTGCACTGCTGCAACTTGTGTTGAGTAATCACCGATGCCTTCTAGTAACACGCTGAGTTCATCAGCAGTATTAGCACGGATATTAATCATATCCCCAGCAGGTGTCTTGTAACTGACTTGCAGTTTCCAGTCTTCCATTTGTTATCCTATCTTCGTTGAGAACGTACAGAAATCTGTAAGTCCACATTTATATTGGCAGTTGTTTGTGTTCGGTAAAAATATTCCAGCCTTACGAGCCTTGTCAAAACCTGAAACAAGGTACTCAAGTTTATCCTCTGTATACTTCTCGAGGCTAACAAGAGGTGACACACCGTGCTGACGTGCCATCCAATAGGTCCCCCACTTAATATCGATACCAAAGGTCTTTAGTAAACCGACCTTGTAGAATCCAAGTTGAAGTGTATTGGTTGGTGTTTGCTGAGAGGTTTTCAAGTCGACGATAACAAGTTCGCCATTGACTTCAAACACCCTGTCAAGAATCATCTTGACTGGCACGCCAGCAAAATCAGGTAACATCGCTAACTCAATTGCTGGTACACCCTGTGGTGTCTTCCACAGTTTCCAGTCAGGGTTAGCCTTACGCCAGTCAATATACGCTTGGACCCATTGAGGTCCAGTTGACTGCCAGAAAGTAACATCTTCCTTATTTGGGTTAGCCTTAGTAGCACGACCACCAACACGAGCGTTGGTCAGGTCCTTGCCCTCAGATTCTAGAGCCCAAGCCTTATCCCATAGTTGGCTATTCAGCATGCTCTAAGTCCCACAATTCTGTTGCTGTATGAAAGGCGCTTCCGCCTACTGACCAGACTGATGGTGCCTCAGGTACCTGCATTAGTCGCCCAAGGTAGTACTGATATCCACAATCAACATATGTGCTGAACGCTGAGTAACTCACGTGTTCAGGTAATTCGTAATCTCCAAGTTGTATGCTCATGACTTAATTTAATCACACTCAGTCTATCTTGTCAAGTATTTTTTATCCTTGACATTCTCTTGAATCAGTGTATAATTAATTATATATACTATACAAGAAGCCCTTAAGGGGCTTCTATATATTATATAATAATATATATATTATAGGAGATAATACTATGTTGCAAACATTTCTGATGGTCTTGCTTGGTCTGGCAACCCAAGATGTATTCTACGAGTTAATCAACCGATACAAAAGATACAAGTTTAACAAGGATATAGAAGCCCTATGGGATTTAGCCGAGGACTTTGAGGCTGACGACGAGGACATTAAGTAACCTCAAGATACAACAAAAGACCCCCCAACCTAGGGTGATTACCTTAGGAAGGGGGGTTTCTTGTCTTAAAAGTGCCTTGGAAGGCGTTTAAAGGGTATTACTTAGTCTTTCCGAACTCTGTTGCTTTAGGGTCTAATGCCTTAAGAACTGGTCCAGCCACTGCTGCTAATGCTGCAGATAGCAAAGCCTTTGGGTCTGTCACTCCTGCTAGGTATAGAGCAATTACAGATGCTACTGCTGCACGTAGGTACGTGGCTGCGATTGCTTCTAACTTCTTCTTGTTCATTTGTTCTCCTTCTTTTTAGGTAGAGGCTTAACTGCTGCCTTTACCTTGTTGATGGTTTTTGGTGTTCCCAGCCAAGGGAACCAAGGCGAGGTATCCTCTCCACATTCTTCCTTGATGGAGATGTGAAGATGCTTGTTGTGTTTATTGGAACCTGTGTATGCACGGTCACCATCGTCCGCTCTATCCTTTGCCCAAATCTTTCCCTTAAAAATAAGGTACTTGACTCTCTTGTCTTCCTTTAACTTCTGGAAAATATCATCGCAATCAATCCCACCTAGTTTATCGTGGGTTAAATCAACAGCAAAGCCTGTGTTGTGGTCACTGCTGGGATTCTGATGGATATGCGCTGCTGATGGCAGTAGTCCATCGGATGCTTTCATACGAGATGGACATATCGCTGTTGCTTGTCTTAGTACTGCGATAGCAGCAGGTGTGGCTTTCTTAACTACAGGTTTCATTTATTCTCCATCTTTCTTTTCTTTTGGTTTAGACTTTAATCCATTTCCTGCAAGTACACCAGCAAGAGAACCAGTAAGAAACACGCACAAGGTACTAACAAGGTCAATAAATGCAGCATCGTTAGGTGCCTGTTCTCCTAAGGGTTGGGTAATAAATAGCAGTGCGTACAACAATCCGAATACAGAACCAGCAAATACAATGGCTAGTATGATTCCGATAGTTACAATCAGTCTTGCGTGTAAGTCCTCTGGACTAAACTTATTTCTTTGTCTCATCTAATACTCCAGGTAAGATATCTTTGGTACAAGTACCAGTAGGTATACATTGTGGGGGATTGCACTCTGGTTTCTTCCAGTTCTCAAACTCTTGACAGGGATATCGAACCCATCCCTGGTAACCGCAACCGCTAAGAGTTATTGCGAGTAAGAAGAATGCGATAAACTTCTTCAACTTGTCGCTCCAATCTTTCAACAGAATCCTTAAGACTTGAACCACCATTGGGCTTAAGTTCATATAGATAGTGCTTGACTAACCATCTAACCGAACCAGTAAAAGCGGTTATGATTGCAATGATAGATACGATTAGTGCTGCCCAGTTTGCTGGTGTCATTGATTGCGCTCCTAAGAGTTATAGACTACGGATGGTTAGATAAGCAATGCCACCAAACCCAGAGAATCTTTTATCTCCAGAGGTTTGGTTGTTGAAACTAATTGATTCAATCAGACCGATAAAGGATTCACCAGTTCTAAAATCATCAATACGAATAGAGTCGCCACCATTTTCTAGTGTCTCTAAATCTCCAAGACGGTCATATGCAGAACCAGTATGTCCAGTTTGTACATTAAATCTATCTTTCTCGTTATCAAAACAAGCAAGTGGATATTGAATGATGCGCTGGCGTGGTACTGCAGGTAACGACTTGAGTTGGTAGCCATCAAAGATGGCACCCAATGATGTAGTTGCAGCATTACGTGAGATAGTAAACTTGAAAGACATATACTCTTGAGCACCTACTGGGTAGGATACGTTTACCTCAGGAACAAAATCTCCCTTTGCAAAGTTACCAATAGTTCGTGCAGTACCTACTGTATCAATAGACTCAATAGTTAATCCACCATTAGTATTGTCCACTAAAGCCTTCATTATTTTAAATACTTTAGGCTCAAGCGTGGCGTATCGAATGCGACCAGTAGTAATATAACCCGAAGAAACTAAATCACTTGCTGATTCAAGATAGATGGCTCCATCAGTTACGTTGTATTCTGTACAGAACGCAAGACGATTAGTAACACCAAGGAAGGCAAGAGCAGTTGTGTAATGTTCTCCAGTTTGAGTGCTGGACAAGTCATTTGCATAGGCAAATCGTAGTGGTTCAATCTCAGCATTTAGGTCAATTCGGACCGTTCCTGCGTCTGCCCCAACACCAGTAGAGCACCAGATAAATCTATCTCTTCCAGCAAAATCGTAGACTGGCTGTGATGTTTCAAAGATTAAAGGTCCGTAGGTAAGTGAACCATCATCAGGAGAAACAATGGAGGCACGAACTCCCTTATTAGTGCCAATCATCATATATCCTAGGTAGTAATACAACTTCTCAACTATCTCGCCAGCAGGAAGTTCTGCTGCTACTACTGCAGAAGTTAATGTTGGTACAGAACCGATAGAAGCACCAGATGTATTAAGAGTATACTTTTGAATAGTAGAATAAATACCTGAGTGACCAGCAGTATAGATAGCAGGACCAGATGCAGCCACAGATGTGTAGTGGTAGTTAGTATTAGGATTTGGATATACTGGAGAAGGCAATCCTGCAGCAGCAGTTGATAGTTCATAGACTTTATTGTTTACGCACAAAATAATACGGTCTTTAATAAACTCCATAGTTGCAAACTGAATTTCAATGTCAGCATCCTGGAACATCTGGACTACATCACCTGTAGCAGATGGATTAGATGAACCAGTAGTTGAGTCGCCAGTTAATGGCTTCTTAAACATAGTAACACGTTGGTTACCACCTACTGTTTTATTAGTAACCCAGTAAGCATTGACTCCATCATCGCAGATAGCAAATACCTTACGGTCAGTTCCTGAAATGTAATCAACAAAGTGAACTACTGAATTTGTAACACCAGTACCTACTGGAGATACAGCAGTAGATGTTACTGTTCCACTTGTTCCAGTTGTATAGGTAAATGTTGTTGTTGTTGGTACGGTTGTAATACGATAGGTACCATTGAATGTTGCGTCAACACCTGTTATTACAATGGTCATACCAACTGCAAGACCGTGGGCTGTGCTAGTTGTAAGTGTGGCTGTGGTAGAAGTACGTGCTTTATTTGTAATTGAAACGGTAATTGATGGCTGAATCTTATCAACATCAAACTCATCGTGAAGCAGTACAGCATTTACTCCACCCCATTGAATAGAACGTAAATGTTGATTAGGGTGTTGATGGTCTGTGCCGACTACAGGACCAGTAGTATTGTGAGCATTGACAACATCTTTGAGTAGGGTTGCTTGACCCTTAGTCCAGACATCTACGCCTTTGCTATCTGCAAAGCGATAAGAGACAGTCTCTCCTGCTGATGGGTCATAGAAGTTAATTCCTGCACCATTATGAAATGATGACTGGGAGCGAAGCCACCAACCAGTAAGTGTTTGCTCACCTGGTTCTGTGGATTGGTCAATCTGTTGCTTGCGGTATTCAGCAGTTTGTCTGCGGTAAGGAGTTTCATCTGTAGCATAAACAAAGAATGGAAGCCCATTGACCGATAGGTCATAGGCTGCGCCTGTTACTTGGTATGTCTTAAGACTGTTGGGATTAGATAAGGCAAACGGTATTGCTTCCGTAATATCATCACCATATGGCATTAACTACTCCTTTGATTGTTGTTGTAACTTCTTCTTCATTTCGACCATACCCCAGTACAGGCTGTAGTAGTCGTGGTCTAAAGCAAATCGTTTCATATGTGCTGCAATGATTCCTGTGTGTGCGTGAACAGGGATACCAGCACGATGAACCTTGTTAAAGAAAACAATATCTTCTCCAACAAAGTTATCTCCTAATCCTTCTTGCTCTGCAAAGAGTGACTGATTAGGGAACATCTCACGTAGTTTGATAAATACGCTACGATGCATAATGACTAGACCCATACCTGCTGAGTCAATCTTTATCAGTTGATTCTCAGGTAATGGATGGATGTGCTGAATTGAATTGTCAGTCACACGATTAAAGATACAAGGAACTGGGGAAGCAAGACTTCCTTCTCTTTCCTTTGAGATAAAGTAGACACCACTTACGATTGGGCGATGCACTGCATCTGCTAAGTCCCATAATTGTGCAATCATATGAATGTCAACTACGATGTCAGAGTCAATCCATAGAATCCAATCGGATTTGATTTCATTAATCCAATGGTCTGTTAGTGCTTGACGTTGACGACCAATCTGGTTGCCCTGCACACGTAGTGTGTGGCTGATAGGGATTCCATTGGCTGGTGCTTGCACACCAATAGCCATCAATCCTTCTGTAAACTTTCCATCTACCATACCGTTATCGCACCAAGCGATAGTAAGTGTTCCCTTACCCTTAGGTGCTGGTGCTGGCTTGCCTATTACTGGTTTGTTATACTTAGACATTTTGTCCCCTATTGTCTACCACTTACCCAACGGGCAAGTTGCTGGTTGTAACTTGGTTTTCATATACATAAAGCATCCACACTTTTTACAAGTAGAAGTTAATTCTACCAATTCTGGGCAGGATTTGCAAGTATTAAATCTGCGTTCTGCCTCTTCTGGTGTTGCCCTGGGTGTCCCATTGAACATATCCCAAGGCTTTACATCATCACTCATTATATCCCCTTCTTAATTAGATTAGCACGGAGGATTAGGAGGGTAACCGCTTGTAGAACAAGCAACTGTTACTTCACACTCACCTTCACGAGATACATCTGTGCTGGAAGTGTAGCGTCCACCGTATGCGGTTGTGCAATACCAGGTTACGCCACAAGCCTGACTCTGTTCAACATATATAGTTTCTGTTGTGGTAGTAGTGCTTGTATAGGTAGAACAATCAGATGCTGTACAAGTGGCAGTACCAGTAGTAGTTCTTACAAAACTATTGGTACGTGTCTGTGTACCATCTACACAAGAAGACCAAGCAGGATTACTGTAAGGTCCATCTGAGGTTGTATATGAGTATGGACCACACGCAGGAGTACAAGTTGGTGGTGGCGGTGGAGGAGGTGGAGGAGGTGGAACCGATGTATCGTATGATGCTGCGATTACGCCAAATAGGAAACTCATTAGGCTGACAAATCTCCAGTAGCAATGAATGTATCAGTACCAGTACAGAGAATTGCTGCAACAGATGCCTGAGCACGAAGTGCTAAGCCAGGTGTTCCAGTAATAGTAACTCCTGCACCCTGTGTCAATGACAGAGCACCTGCGCCTGAACGTGAGATGTATACAACATCTCCCTGTGAGAAGATGCTAGGTGGGACAGTTACGTTAGCAGTAGATGATGATGTAACCACAACCAACTTAGATTTATCAGTTGCAGTCAGTGTGTAAGCAGATGTCTGTGAGTTAATTGCCACAGACATTACTGGGAATGTAATAACTGGTGTTGTAATAGTTGGAGAGGTTAGAATTTTTCCAGTAAGGGTTTCTGCACCTGCTAAGGTAGCAAAATCTGCACCTGTCAAAGCGGTATTAAACTGTGCTATGTTTCCTGTCACAGTATTAGATGCAAGGCTGATTGTCTTGTTAGTAAGCGTTGATGTGGATGCTGAGGTGATTGCCGCATCTACTCCTGTTGTAAAGTAATCTAAGTCATCAGATGTAAGTACGTGCTTAACTGTTGCTCCACCATTGTGGGCAATAGCAGATGTGCCAGCCTGACCACGAACAATAGTTATAGTATCACCAGATACTGGATTTCCAGATGCTGATTTTACAAATACAATTTCTTCAAGGGCTGTATCTGGGTCAATAGCAATAGTAAACTGGTCATTGGCAGCAAGAGTTTCTGGAACCAAGGTTGAACCTGTTGTACTTGCTACAGTAATAGTAGTAGCAGAAGAAGATATGCCTGTTGCAAGAGTGGTTTCAATAGAAGTTGAACTGAACATTCTAGTCATTTATTTTCCTTAACGGTTGTAGCGAATCTTGGTTGGGAACTTGCCTTGCAACTTGCCAGCCTCTTCATTAAGACGCTGTTGGTATAGAGCAAAGATGTAACGAGATGCAGATGTGCCAGCGGTAGAAGGTAACTTAGTATCTGCTGTATCAGCCTCTGCTGAGGCTAGGTTAATTCTGCCTGGGTCAATGTATGAGAGCAGACGATAGGCTGCGCCAAGAACGACAATATCTCTGCAAGATTCAGTTAAACCAGTTACTGTTGTGAACTCATCAGAGTTGTTAACAAGTAGTGATGGTTCTTTGGTGTAGTACACCTGAACTGTACGACCTGGAGTGATGCCATCATAGACAGTAATAGTGTGACCTGATGTAAATGCACCAGTGTTTGCCATTGGGTCTGGGCGCCAACGCTTTACTGGGTACCATTCCTTAGATGAACCAACTGACTGCCACGATACAGATAGTACTTCTTCTGCTTCGGCAGGCAATGTGTAGGTATTGACTACACCATTGAATGTAAAGGTAGTAGATGCAGTACCCCACAACTTTGGATACAAGGAACCAATTGTATCGTTGATTGCCTTCTTGATTGAAGAACGTGGGAAGGTTGGAGATAAAATTACAGGTGAAAATCGTGCGTGAGATGCAGCCTGTGTTCCTTGGAAACCACGACCAAAGCCAGCCTTAATAACATTCAAAGTGTTGGTTGTCTTATTAAATGAATCTATATAGATAAGTTCATCATCAATCTCAACGATACCTTTGGATAGATTATCCTGTGAGCCTACTTTGATAGCAGTTTCTGTTGAGTTGATACCACTAGGTTCGTTATCAACATAGGTAATACGGTCTTGGTTAAGGGTATAACCTTGTAGGTTTGCCTTAACCTCATCAATTAAATCTGATAATATAGCCACTAGATAACCTCTTCTTCATCTGGAGTAACGATTCCTGCTCTGTCAATAGTTCCATTTGGAAAGGCTGAGTCGTCCCACTCTGCCGTATTAGGGTCGGCATCAATTTCAATAGGCTCACCTAGTAGCACACCATTGACTACAAGCCCTTGGGCTAGGTAGACTTTGGTTTCATTACCAAACTCATCTATTACTACTTCAATATCGTAACTGCGTAAAGTACCCATAATTAGTCTCTTCCCTGGAAGTAGTTGTTAATGTCTGAAATGTTCTTGGCAGTCAACGCAGTGCGGAATATGGCAGCACCAATAAACTCAAAGTCTTGCCAGCCAGTACCAGACAACTGTCCAATCAATAGTGTTGCCATAATGTTTGTAGGATTACCCACGCTAGAAATACTTGACGCAGCACTTGCGATTGCATTTTGATAAACTGTATTCGTTTGTGTACTTCTATCAATTACTCCAATATGTGAGTTAAGAGTTCCAGAAGTATAGGTGCTGGCTGCTGTTCTGCGAACAAAGTTTGTTCCATCGCCAATAAATGCTGCATCTTGCAATGCAGTACCATTAGGACCCATATCATAACCTTGTAAACCGTTAACCCGCTTTGCAAGATAACCACAAAAACTTGTAGGCGTTGCCCATTGACGATAAATAACCATCATCGTAAACGAATCAGTAGCACCAAAGTTCAAGAAATCTGTAGTGCTATTAGCAAAGGTGTTAGTTGCTCCTGGGTAGAGGTAACCAGCATCAATAACACCAGCACTGCGGTATGTGCTACCAGTACGGTTGATTGTTACAGTGGCAGCATTAGTTGAGGATTCAGTAAATGATGTCTGCAATAGGCTGGTAATGCTTGACTCAAAGTTAGCATCGAAGGCTACTGTGCCATTGATACCGTTGAGTACCTGTGCACGGAAGAACTTACCACGGGCGATTGCATTTGTTCCAGCAAATCTAGCACCAATGGCAACTGGCGCAGTTCCATTGTAAATACTTGCAATGCCAAGTGTTACAACTGGTGAACCCAATGTTGTCCAAGTAATTCCGTCATCTGATGTAAAGAATGTTATAGTGTTTCCTAATGCGCCATTATCTACGTCAAGAGTTGCACGTACCCATTTAGTTGCACCATCGGTAATTCCAGTCACAGCAGAAGAAGTTGTGTTTACCGCCGAACTTCCATTTGTTGAGTATTGTAATGCTAAAGCACCAGTTGAGGTTACACTTAATTCATAAGAGAGTTGACTATCCCATTTAGAAATTAAATTAGAAATGATTGCAGGTGTCCAGTCGTCTAAGGCGACCTTAACTCGTAGGTCTAAGTCACCCGTAATATCTAATGGTGCCGCATCAGGTGTGCTTGCATAGTTAGATGCAACCCCTGGCAGATACAGATAGTTGCCAGTAGATACGAATGTACCAACGCCAGACTTGTTGATAGTAACTGTGTAGGCATTGCTTGAACGGTCTACAAATGTAGTCTGAGATGGCAGTGTAATGACTGAGGCATCAGCATCTAGGACTATTGTGCCATCAATACCGTTCTTGATGATTGTGCGGAAGAACTTACCCTTGGCTGTAATGGCTGTTCCACCAGTTCTTGAACCAATTTCTACAGGGTCAGCACTTGAGAATATATTTCCAGCAGTTGTATTTACTGACGTTCCTAACTGTGTCCAAGTAGTGCCGTCATTAGAAGTATAGAAAGTTACTACCCCAGTAGAGGCAACACGAGTTGCTCTTACCCATAAAGTTCCACCATCTGAAACAGTTGGAGCAATGGTTGAAGTTGCTGAACCTATGGTTGTTCCATCTGAAGAAAATGTAAAACCTAAAAGTCCACTAGTGGCATTAACAAAAAATTGATAAGCAATACTTGCGTTACGTTTAGCAAGCAAAGCCATAGCAGCAGCAGGTGTCCAGTCGTCAAGGGCTACCTTGACCTGTAAGTCCAAGTCACCAGTAACATCTAATGGTGGATTATCTGCAACTGACATATAGTTGCCAGATGCACCAGAGAGGTAGACATAGTTCTCATCTGCAGTTGAATGAGCCATATAGCGGTTGTTGACTTCCATATAGTCATCAGTACCAAAGAGCCAAGTAGGTTGAGTTACAGCAACGCTCTTGCGTCCAGAGGTGGAACGGGCTATTGTTATAGTTTGACCAGTAACTGCGGTAAAGGATGTAGCAGCACC